TATCTTGGTTAAATAAATTATTTGCAAGTTTTTATTTACCTTGCCCTCTATATTTTTTTCGCCGTTGATTTTTATTAGTTCCAGCGCCATCACTTAAACGACTATTGCCGATAGATGTTTTTTTCTTAATACGAGTAATTTTTTCTTTCGTCCAGCTTTTTGGCATTTTGTTTTTTTAATCCTCTTTCTTTAAGCAATAACATCAAGTCATGCCATCGGTACATGCGTTTATTAACGTCATCCCAATACCAACCTTTAATTGTTTTTGTTTCTGGCATCTAACAATTTAAATCTAGCTTGCTGTTCTAATCTTGCTCTAGCAGTTTCATCTCTAAGTTCTGCTATATCTTCTTGCGCATCAATTCTTTCTCTATCAACATTTATTCTTTGTTGCGCTTCTTGCATTTTTCTTTGTTCAGCTGCTAAAAATTGTTGCTGTTCTATAGATAACTCTTGACCTTTTAGAGCAAGTTCTTGTTTTCTAATTGCAACTAATGGATCTTCATCTTGAGGAGATGAAACTTTTTGATTGTACTCTACCAACAACTCAGCAAGTATTGGGGCTGAGAATTGCGCCAGTATGTCGCCTGCTTGAATAGATAAGTTTTGTGCTTCTTCTGGTGATGCTTGTTGAGCCTGTTGTTGTAACTGTTGGAACTGTTGCATAACCTCTGGTGGCATTTGTTGTTCACCCAATATATCTGCCTTCATTTGCAAATGTTGCATGATATGAGAATGTATCAAAGCTTGAACTTGAGCGTTCATTTGAACAGGTGGTGTATTTAACAAAGACATATGAATAGCAATATGTGCATCATGATTTTGTTGTGGGAATGCTTGAGCTTGCTGACCTAATAACAGTTGATTATTTTCAAAACCAGCTTCAATAGGAAGTGGATCTGTCGGAGGTGGTGGTGTAAGTATTTGTTCTACGTTATCTACACCAATCGCTGCATACATTCTTTTATAAGCTTCGCAAGTACCGTTAGGCCCATGAACTTGTGGGTTAGATTGTACTAACTGCATCATTTCTTGCGCCATAGCAATTCTTTGTGACTGACTAAATATATCTGGGTTGGATATAGGAAAAATATCAACTCTTTCATCAAAGTCAGATAACTTAATTGTGGTTTCGTTATTTGCTACTGCATAAGGATATTCTTGTGGCAAATATTCTTGAAACACTTGCGATAATATTCTAAATTCTTTCTTTTGAGAGTTATGCAATCTTTTATGAATAGCAGATAAAACTTTTGTAGATCTTTCTAATAAGGCTAATGTAGTGCCTACAGGAGCGTTTGGATTACCTTGTCCTGTATTTATTTCTGCAATAGATGCAAATTTTTGACCAGAATTAACTAACATGTTTAACAACTGAAGCAAGGTTCCGCTTGGTTCTTTAAATGGTAACGGTTGTATTGAATCTCTAAGAGATCCTCCAGGAGCATCTACATCTCTAAACTCCCCTGGTTGAATAGGAGTGTCTTCATCTCTAATTCTTATGCCTCTGGTTTTAAAACCAGCAGGTAAGTTTGCTAAAGTTCCTGCATCAATTAACTGTCTCATGATTGAGGTAGATGCTTTGGATAAACCACCAATCATGTGAGTTAAACCAAATCCGTAAAAACCTAATCCAGGCAAGAATTTAAAGTGTACAAAGTATTCTATTTTATTTTTAAGTTCGTCATCTTCTTTGTAGTTTCTTCTAACAGATAAAACTTCGTTTGAATTAGCATCTATCGTCACAATATAAGGAAGTTTTATTCCAGTCATTTCGCCTTCTTCGTCAACGTCTTCGTAACCGTCAAGCTCTAAATTGCAATGTACTTCATATAAAACAGATATCTCTCCATCATCGTAAGATGGCTCCATACCAGAAAGCTTATCTATTTCTTCTTTAACACCAGAATAGTTTTCTGCGTTATCACCACTTTCTAAATCTATCTTTCTGTAAAAACCTAGTGCTTGTAATTTTCTAACTTCGTTTTCTGATATTTTTACAACATTAGTAATTCTAGGACAGGTTTCTAAATCAGTTGTAAAGTAAGGAACAATTAAATCTTCAGGCGCAATAAACTTAGATACAGCTCTACCTAAACTTTCATCATAATAAACTTTTTTAAATGCAGATCCTGCTAGTGGTAAATAAAATAATAGTTGGTCTAACTCTTGATCAAACTCTTCCATTACATGAGTAATTTGGTAGTTCATAAACTCTTTAACTCTTTGCGCTTGTTCTTCTACCAAAGAATCATAAGCTCCTATGACTTGAGTTTTAACTGGACCACCTGACGGCAAAAGTTCTTTGTAAGCTTGAGCTTGGAAGGTTGTTACAGCTTCACCTAATAATGGATGTATCACACCAGATGCACCTGCAAAAGGTTCAGATCTTTCAGCATCAAACTTCATGCCTAAATATTTCAATCCATCAGTATAAGTTTTTTCCCAATCTTCTCTTGAGGCTTTATCTTTCTCAATACCAGACATTAACTCATTTGATATATTTGCTAGTTGTTGATCGTCTAAGATTTCAGCTAAGTTTTCGTCAAAACCTGTTTCTACTTCTTCGGTCATGGTTTCGCCTAAAATAGCGCTACCATCTTCTTGCATTTCAAAACCTTCGGTTCCTGATTCCATAATTGCTTCAATAGCAACTTTCATGTTTTCTTGGCCAAGCGGCACTTGATTCTCTTCGTTTAAAACCGTTGGATTAATTTCTTTTTCTATTGCCATTAGTGTAGTACTCTTTTTTCTTCTTCCTCAATCATAGAACTTGGGAATGCGTCAACTAAAGTGCCAACAATTTTAAGATTAAAACGTGTTGCTTCTTTTTCTGCTTGATTCCAGCTTTCTGAAATAATACATGGGCCACTAAATGTTGTACCATCATCCTCATATTCTGTAAGAAATATTAATAACATCTTAATAGTATACCCTCTTTACTGGCGCTTTCTCTCTATCTTCGTAATCATCCCCAAGAGAAACCAAACCACCTTCTCTAAATCTCATTAAAGCTTGAGTCATAGTATCGCATAGGTCATCATTTTTACCAAAGGGAAATGAAGCACATTCCTCTATCATCTCTTCTGCAAACTTTCTTTCGGGCGCATAAACCAAACCAGACTCAAAGATAGGCGCAACTGAGTGCATTCTGGTAGATTTGTCATGTCCTCTGGTTGGAGAGTAATTAACGACAGGTATACCCAATCTTCTAAGTTCGTGAGTTAAAGGGGTACCCGAAGCTTTTGCCTCAATCAATACCATATCAGGTTCCCAATATTGGTATTCTTCGTAAGCTACTCTTTTTAATTCTGGGAAATCCCAACGATCTTTCTGCGCATCTAATAATATAATGCAATCAGGAGAATCGGGTGTAGGTCTAAATACACCCCACGTTGAAATCGCTGAATAGTCTGCTGTTTCTTTTTTACTAAAAGCCGTATCGTAGCTTTGAATAATATAACTTACTGGAGGCAAAGCTTCGCTTTCCCAAGCATTCCACCACTCTCTTTTGACAATAGAGCCTTCTTCAGAGGTAGGTGTTTGCATCCATTGTGCATTCCATTTTTGCACAGGTAAAGAAGCTTTTACTTTTTGTAATTCCTCTATAGACCAAAACTCAGGCCATAAAGGATTGTTTGTTTCAGGAAAGATAGCTGGAAACTCTACAACTTCCCATTGGTCAGCTGAAGATTCTTTTTGTGAGTCTAACAATTTAGCCGTTAGATCAATTGAACTCCAACGCGTCATCACAAGAATGATAGCTCCACCAGGCTGCAAACGCTGCCTAGGTCCAGAGGTGTACCATTCCCAACAGGCTTCCATAGCCGTAGGACTCAAAGCGTCTTGCTCTGAATGAGGGTCATCAATAATAAGTAGATCCGCACCTCGCCCTGTAATAGCTCCTCCTACACCTGCGGCAAAGTATTCTCCGCCTTTGTCAGTTTCCCAACGACCCGCTGATTTAGAGTCTGCTCGTAGTTCTACTTTAGGAAAGATCTGTTTGTATTCTTCAGCATCCATCATGTTACGAACTTTACGACCAAACCTTACAGCTAACTCACCTGTATGAGTTGTCTGCATAATTTTTCTTCTTGGCTGCTTACCCATAATCCAAGCTGGAAAATAAGTAGAACAAAATTCAGACTTGGTGTGACGAGGAGGCATGTTAATAATAAGTCTGTTGCATTTACCATTAGCAACATCCTCTAACTTTTCTGCAAATATTTTATGATGACGGCCACAAATAAACTCAGGCCACATGTGATCAATAAACTCTAGAAATGTTTCTTGACAACCTTGTTGTTTTTTTAATAACTCAAGACGTTCTTTGAGTATAAGTGTTTCTTTGATCTCTTGATCAGAAAGATGTGCTAGATTCATAAGGCAGCTAGCATATTATCTATACTAACAGGACCACCTGTATTGTAATTTTTCGGATCATACAATTCTGAAACATATTTTATTCTATCTTCAGTCGATTTAATATCTCTGTTGTATCTATTCAATCTTTCAGCGTATTTATTAAGTTGAGTAGCACTATTGTTTTCAACATAGTTTTGTTTTTCTTTGTGCAAGGACTTTAATTTTTTTACTAATGGAGCTGTTACTTTTCTTACTTCTTTGGCTCTTTGCAAAGGATTCATAGAGAGTGTTGCCATAGCTAACAGTATAGCTTGGCGTTCCAATCCTTCAGATCCAACTGGACTAATACCAACTTCTTTGATTAAAGTATCTAAATCATTTGGCTTTATAGATCCAACGTCAGGTGGGTTTGGCAATATGGTTTTATTTAATTCATTTAAGGATTCTTGTATACCTACAGGGCCACCTGCATAAAATTCTAATTTTTCAATAAGTGGATTATTAGCAATCTGCTCTATTTCTAAGTTATCCATATAAATGTTTTTTGGTTTAATGTTTGTTAAATCAACCAAAGCTTCTGATTCTTTATTAGCCATATCAAAAGAATCATAAATATCATCTAAACCGTATTGCCCTTTTAACTCGTCTGCTGCATCATAAAAATCGTAACCCTCATCCACCAAATCATCAATTAAATGACTGTAACTATTTTCTACATTCATCCTAGCCAGATTATTAAAACCTGCGCCAGATTCATCTATTGAGTTAAAAACAGCTGGCAAGTAAGCGTCTATTTTTTCTGCTGGCACTTGATACTCCAAAACAACTGGCTTTCTATACATAGTTACTGCTTCATATTTGCTAGCTGATGTTGGGTCCATATCATCAAAAACACTACCTTTTTCTCCTTCTTTTAATTTTCTTCCAGTTACATTAGCTTGTTTATAAGCCATCATTTTTGCATGCTCTGGATTTAAAGTAAGACTTGACAAGCCTTCGTCTGGTTTTAATTTGTTAGATTCAGCTATATTTAAATATCTGTATAAATGAACATTACCGTTTTTATCAACTAGATTGTTTTCTTTTAAATAATTTTGTGTAACATTTTTAATATCTTTACCAGGACCTTTTGTATCTCTTTTTAAAATATCTGCTACTCTGTCTTTTTGAAATTTATTACGACTGCTTTTTACCCATTCAACAAATTCTTCTAAATCTTCTGCATCTAGATCTATTTTACCCAGACCTTTAACAGCAGTTTTTCCTGCAACAACTGGAGCGCTAGAACTGGTAACATAATCTACTAAAGACAAAGGGTCAGTTACTTTAGGAGTTGGCAATATAAATTCTTTTACATCACCTAAAAAATTAAATGCTTTCTTGAGTTTATTAATAACAGGATCGCCAAAGGTTAAGTCTGGTTTTAAAGGTTTGGTGTACGGACCAATAGGTGTAATAGAGCCTACATCAGGAAGATCGTCTTCTACTGCTCCACCATCCTTAAATGCATCAAGACCTTTTTCTTTAACCAGCTTTCTTATCTCGTCATCAATCTTAACGTAGGTACCTGAAAAAGGTGTATTACCTCTTGCATCAATTCTTTCAACATACTCTTTTGGATCTACACCTAAGTCTTTTAACATTTTGTTAATTTCATTTGGACCATCTTGATCATAAAGTGGTTTTAAAAATTTATTATCAACATCACTAGGAGCTTCATCTCCAAGTCTTTTTCCAGCTGAGTCTAAAGAAAACCCATCAAAACCCCTTTCAACAGCTTCGACAAATCTTGCGCGTAAAGGAAACTTATACATTTCTGTTTTTGTGCCTTTAGCATAAGGGTCAATTGGAACTCCTTTAAAATTCTCTGTATTAACTCTTGTAGCTTTTTTAAGAATTTTTACTCCGTTGCCAATATCAAACGTCATTTCGTTGTTATTAACCAGCTCATTAAAATATTTTAAAGCCCTTTCTCCTGGTGTTCCTGGACCATACTTTTGTCTTACAGCAGGAGAGCCAGGCTTAATCGTTTCTAACTCATAAAATATTTCATCCAAACTTTTGTCAAGAGATTCAGTAAATTTTTTTCCTGTTGCATCTTCTAAATCTGATTTGTTTAGAGTAAACCCATCAAACTTATCAATCACATCACTTGGAATAAGATCAGTTCTTTCTTTACGAATTTGAGATAACTCATCAAGGCTGTCTTGCAAGGAAGGTGAATTTAAGTCTAATCCCGTTGCTTTTATTTCGTCTTGTAATTTTAATTCTTTTTGTGAAAGTTCATTTACTTTAGGAACAATTTTATTGTATTCATTTAGACCTTTTTTCAAAGCAGCGATAGCTTTAGCATCAATATATGGAGTAATAGGGAATTCTTTTTGAGCGGTTTTAACAGCAGACTGAATTGCTTCAAATGGGTTATAGCCTCGTATAGTGGTTATATCTGTTTGTATTTGATCAAGATCAAATTTCATATTTTCTAAAGCAGGTGGTAAATCTTTACCTGCTTCAATTTTTTGATTAATTTTTGTTTTTAGCTCATCCGCAGTTTTAAGTTGAGGGTTTTCTCTAGCAACTTTAATTGCAAAACTTCTTAAACTTGCATCCATATTATCAGCAAGTAAATCTATTTTTTCATCATCTAATATTCTTTCAAATTGATTTTCTTTATTTTTAATAGACCTGCCGCCTAATTCTCTTGAGTAGTCAGACTGAATCCTGCCTACATTTAAAATTTTGTCTCCTTCTTTTAAAAGTTGAAAATCTAAATTTGGTAATTCAAACTCAGCGGCAGCATCAAAAGAATAATGAGCTTCATGCTCTGGCTTGCCACCATAATGCCTACCAAGATCGTCTCCTCTTTCTATACCTGGTATGTGATAAGTAATTTCTTTTTCGTTGGTAAGATTTTGAGAAGGAGAAACTCTAATCAATCTGTTTATTGCTTCGGCATCATATTTAGAAACCATTTTTTTTCTAAGAGTATCTTGTTGATTAGCCTTTATATAGTTAGCTAGTCTTTGCCTAGTGATTTTGCCTTGAGGGTTTCTTATTTCTAATTCACTTAAAAGTTTTGGATGTATCTCTCCAGCCTCATCAATTAAATTTAATAATCTTAATTCTCCTTTAGGCACACCAGCTTTTTCTAATGCGTTTATATAACCTATGGCTTTGCCTTGATTAGGTAATTTTTTATTGGTATTGATAAACTTAGCGGCTTTTGATGTAAGCCCAAGATCTTTAGTTTTTGTACCTGGGTAGGTCATTTCATCTAAAGACAAGGGTTTAAATTCTTCTACTTTAGGTACAGGTACATCTTTGACAGCCTCTTCTACAACTTTAGCTGTTTCTATTTTTGCAGGTAAGGCTGGAGTATCAACAACAGGGTCTATTGCTTTGAGTGCTTTGGCACCACGAAAGAGTCTAAGTAAAGGATAGAGACTGGCAAAACTTAAACCAGCTAAGGCGTAGTTACCTGTTGCTCCTAAAAAGTCTTTATCTTCTATATTTTTTGCACCCCTAGCACTAAACTCACCTACTTCAAAAGCTGCAAGTGCGTCTCCGATTCCAGGAGATACACTAATAGTTACTTGATCTATAAATGGGAGTTCCTCAAAATCACGATAAGCCTCACGAATGTTACCTTCGGATGCTGCCTTTTTAAGGTTTTCTAGTACTTCTGCTCTGTTTGCCATTAAAGTAATTCAGGTTGATAGCCTTCTAGCTGTTTTAATATTTTTTCTTCGTTAATGCTCAATTCTTTAAATTTATCGCTAGATTTTTTTATGAGTTTTCTGCCTGCAAGTTCTCCCACTCTATCTTCGGCTTGCCCTCTTTTAAAATCTACTTGAGCTTGACGTTTTCTTTGTCTAATTCTTTGTAAGGAATCATACAATCTTTTGGCTTTCTTTGCAGATAATCCTACTTTAATAAAAGGACCCCCTGCTAAGGCTGCATAATCTACTGGGTCTGTTGGATCAAAAAAGATATCGGTAACATCTTTAACTGAATTGGATTCTTCTGTGGGGCTATCTAGTTTTTTTTTTCGAGATCTGAAAGTATATCGTCAAGAGAATCTCTTTGACTTCTTTGCATTTCCATTAATTCTAAATCTCTTCTTGATGGTGATCTTGCGTTATCTTTACCACCTCTAAATCT